CCGCAAGAGAAGCAGATAAGTTAAAAGATAAATTTATGGAAATTGGAGAAAGTGTTGAAAAAGGAATAGTATCAAACTTGACTGATGCTGTTATGGGTACACAATCTTTAGCACAGGCCGCAACAAATGTTTTACAGGATTTAAAAAGACAACTTATACAAACTCAAATTCAATCTGCTGTTTCTGGTGTTGGTAGAAGTATAGGCGGTTTCTTGGGTGGGTTATTTAAAAAAAGAGAAAGAGGTGGCCCTGTAAGCTCTGGTCAATCTTACATAGTAGGAGAAAAAGGGCCAGAACTATTTAGCCCTAGCAGATCAGGAACAATTACAGCTAACGACAAGATTGGCGGTGGTACTACTAATATTGTTAACGTGAGCGTAGACGCACAGGGTTCTTCGGTTTCTGGGAATCAGCCTTCAGCAAACCAATTAGGACAAGCTATTGCTTCTGCTGTACAGGCAGAACTTGTAAAACAAAAAAGGGCTGGCGGTATTTTAGCGAGGTAACATGGCAACTTTTCCAAGTATCTCTCCGACTTATGGGATGAGAAAAACAAGCTCACCTAGAATAAGAACAACACAGCTAGGGGATGGTTATGAGTTTAGGGCTTTATTTGGGCTTCCACTAACTCAAGACCCCAAAGTATATGATCTTACTTTTATAGTCTCTGAGACTGAATCAGATGTCATTGAAGGCTTTTTAAGAAGTAGAGTGAACGATCAGGCAAGTTTTACATTTACACCACCAGCAGAAGGCGGCACAAAAACAGGTACTTACAGTCAGTCAACCAGTACTTCTACAATTTCTATCACAAATCATGGTCTTGCTATCGGTGATGTTGTAACCATTGATTATACTTCTGGATCTGCAACGGATGGTACTTTTGCGATAGCAACGGCAGCCGATCAAAATACTTTTACAGTTACAGCCGCTAATAGTGCCACAAATAGCGGTAATGTATCGGTCACATTGTCTGGTGCTGGACAATATGTTTGTCAATCTTGGACAAAAACTATAAGTTATAACAATAGAGCAATTTTAAACTGCACTTTTAGGGAGGTATTTGAACCATAAATGGGATTACCTACAGCAGAACTACAGGCACTTTCAAATAAATCAGTTATTGAACTTTATACATTGACTTTAGTATCAGCTTTACATGGCTCTACTAATGTCACAAGATTTCATTCTGGTGTTGGAATGAATAGTAACGCTTCAATAATTTGGCAAGGTAATACTTATGATAAGTTTCCACTTGAAGTAACAGGCTTTGAATACAGTGGCAGGGGAACTTTACCAAGACCTACTTTAACTGTCTCTAATATTCTTGGAACAATTACAGCATTAATGGCAACAGTGAACGCTACAACCCCATTTAACGATCTACAGGGAGCAAAATTTGTAAGACTAAGAACCCTTGCTCAATTTCTAGACGCTGCAAACTTTCCTTCTAGTAAAAATCCATACGGAACACCTGATAACACAGCAGAACTGCCTCAAGAGATTTATTTTATTAATAGGAAGACTGTAGAGACTAGAGATATTGTACAATTTGAACTTGTTTCTGCTCTTGATCTACAAGAAGTTCGTGCGCCAAAACGTCAGGTTACAAGAAAAGATTTCCCTTCTGTTGGTACTTTTGTTAACGCATGACTTGGAAAACTGAAGCTGCAAAACACGCTGAAGAATGTATGCCACAGGAATCATGTGGTTTGTTAGCAATTATAAAAGGAAAAGAAACTTACTGGCCTTGTAAAAATATTGCAGAAAGTGGGTTTGAATATTTCATTATTGATCCTGATGATTGGGCAGAATGTGAAGATACTGGAGAAATTACTGCAATAGTTCATAGTCATCCTACTGGCCCTTTAACACCATCTGATAATGACAAAGCAAGCTGTGAGCATTTGGGATTACCTTGGTTTATATACAGTCCACATATGAAAGAATGGTCCTCTTTTGAACCTAGTGGATTTAAATCACCTTCTTTGATTGGTAGGACTTTTGTTTGGGGAGTTCACGATTGTTGGAGTGTTGTTACAGATTGGTATAAAGAAACTAAAAATATAAATATTCCGTATTGGAATCGACCTAAAAAAATAAAAGATTTTTTAGCAAATCCAGAATTTGAAAATGCTTTACCAAAACTAAATTTTTTAAAACAAACAAACTATGATCAAATAGAAGTAGGGGATGTTTTACTTTTTCAATCAATCACAAAAAACTTAGATCATGTAGCTGTTTATATTGGTGATAATATGATTTTGAATCATAATATAAAAAAATTAAGTTGCAGAGAACCTTTTGATTTAAACTATCAAAAAGCATTGCGAGGAGTTTATAGATATGAAACTTAAAACTATAAGAGTTTATGGAAGATTAAGAAAGTTTCTTGGTTCTTCATATTTTGAAGCGGCTGTTTCAAGCCCAGCAGAGGCTATAAGATTTTTGTTATGTAATTTTCCAGAAGTAGAGAATCATATGAGCAATCAATCATACAAAATAAAAATGAATAATTTAGACGTTTCTCTTGATTATTTACTTATGAAAGGCAAGGGAGATATTCAAATTATCCCTGTTGCTACTGGTTCAATACCAGCCGTTGTTGGTCTTTTTAGTGCTGGGGCTGCTGTGGTTTCTACTGCTGCTACTGCTGTAACTGCTGTTGCTGGGGCTGCCATAAGCACTGCTGCTGCTGTAGGTGGTGCTGTTGTTGCTGGTGCATCTGCTGTAGGAAGTGCGGCTCTTGCAGTAGGAGGAGCCATTGCTGCAGAATATGGAACAACAGGGATTCTTGGTGCTATTACAACAGCTACAGTCAACTCATTAGCAATAGATGGAATAACTTCTTTGATCGCTCCTACTCCAGCAGTAATGGAAGGCCCATCACCTGTTGGAGATACTGACCCTCAGATGGCTGGTTCATATTCTTTTTCTGGGATTCAAAACGTCAGTATTAGTGGAGTTAGCGTTCCGATTATATATGGAGAAGTTTTTACAGGATCTATTGTCATTAGTTCTGGAGTCGATACAGTTCAAGTTGAAGGTACAGTTACATGACAATTCCAGCTTTTGACGAGAATACTAGACTTACTGATCCAGCCGTAACGGATGATGTACTAGCTTCAAAGCAATTTTTAACAATAATGGAATTGCTGGGAGAGGGGATTATATCTGGTTTTCCATCTGCGACAGGATCACAAGGTTCAACAGAATATAATACCTCTGCTCTTAAGGATGTTTTTTTAAATGGAACTCAGGTTCTACAACAATCGGCTGGTACAAGTCCATCTAGTGCAGATTTTAATTTTCCTAATGTATCATTTGAGCCTAGATTTGGAACTTCTGATCAGGCTGCAATTCAAGGTATAGCTGCAAGTGAAACAGAAAATGCTGTTGGTGTAGCGGTCACAAAAGCCACACCTGTCTCAAGATCAATAACAAACACGTCTATTAATGCTGTAAGAGTAACTATTGGTTTTCCTCAACTTCAAGAATTTACAGATGATGGTGATATTGATGGTGCTGAAGTTTCTTTAAATATTCAAACTATTGAAAATGATGGCACTACAACAACAGTCATAACCGACACTGTAAAAGGAAGAACTGCCAGCACTTATTTTAGAGATTATAAAATTAATTTACCTTCTGGAACTTCTTTTCCTGTAACAATCAGAGTTAATAGAACTACAGATGACAGCACTGAATCAACTTTACAAAACAGTTCTGTTTGGTCATCTTTTACAGAAATAATAAACGAGCAAAGAGCATATGCTAACTCTGCTTATGTCGCAATTAGAATTGATGCTCAGACTTTCCCTTCAGTTCCGAGAAGGATGTATAGGGTCAAGGGTACAAAAATAAAAATCCCACATAACGGAACAGTACAAACAGATGGTTCAATATCTTACTCTGGTACTTTTAATGGAACATTTAAAACAGATAAGGAATTTACAAACGATCCAGCGTGGATTTTATATGATTTGTTAACAACTTCTAAAGGCTTTGGTGATCAAATAGATACAACTCAATTAGATGTATTTAGTTTTTATTCCGCTTCTGTTTATTGTTCGGCTCAAGTAGATGATATGACAGGTACAGGTAATACTGAGCCAAGATTTACTTGCAATGTTGTCATCCAAAACCAAAAAGATGCTTACAACTTAATAAATGATCTTTGTTCTGTAATGCGTGTAATGCCTTTTTATTCTGCTGGAACAATATCAATTTCACAAGACAGGCCAACAGATGCAAGTTATTTATTTAATTTATCCAATGTTACTGCTCAAGGTTTTTCTTATAGCAACGCAGCTAAAACGACAAAAACAACTCTTGTAAATGTTGCATATTTTAATAATGACACTCAAGAAATAGATTATGAAACTGTTGAAGATACTGCATTACAGGCAAAATATGGAGTAGTTACTAAAAATTTGCGTGGGTTTGCTACGACTTCCAGAGGACAAGCTGCCAGACTTGCAAAGTGGTTTTTATATACTCAATCAAATGAGGCAGAATTGGTTTCATTTATAACTACCTTAGAAGCTGGAACTCTTGTCAGGTGTGGTCAAATTATAAATATTCAAGACCCCATGAGGGCTGGGGTTAGAAGAGGAGGCAGAATAAAAACAGGAGTATCTACTACACAGATTGTTGTTGATGATGAAAACAATACTGATTTAACCACAGATGGATCAGCAACCTTATCTGTAATTTTGGCAGATGGAGCATTAGAAACAAAAACAATATCTACAATTTCTGGGACAACTATTACTGTTTCTTCTGCTTTTTCTTCTACTCCACCAGTTAACAGTGTGTGGGTTATAGAAAATACAACTATTGAGCTACAGGTATTTAGAGTTATAGGTGTAACTGAAATAGAAAAACTTGCATATCAAGTTACTGCTGTGGCTCATAATTCATCAAAATATTCAAATGTTGAAGATGGGTCAACATTAGCCACAAGAACAATATCTACACTTACTGCTTTAAAATCTTCACCAAGTAACTTGCAGGGTTCAGAACAGATCGTTGTTTTAAATAATCGTGCTGTGTCAAAGCTGTTTATTCAATGGCAACCAGTGGCAGGCGTTACAGAATACATGGTGCAATATAGATTTAAAAATGAAAACTTCATTTCTGAAAGAATTACAAGACCAGACTTTACAATTTTTGAAACAAAAAATGGTACTTATGAAGTAAGAGTTTTTAGTTATAACGCACTTGGAAAACCAAGCTCACAACCATCTACTACATCTTTTATTACTGAAGGTAAAACAGCAGTACCATCAGATATTCAAAATTTGCGGATAGAACCTTTATCAGATGAATTTGTGAGATTACGTTTTGATAAATCTTCAGATGTTGACGTTTTACATGGTGGAAACGTGGTAATTCGTAGTTCTAACCTTACAAGTGGAGTTACTTTTACAAATGCTGTCGATGTATTACCAGCCTTGAGTGGAAACGTAAATGAAACAATCGTACCGAATATTGTAAATGGCACATACGTTCTTAAGTTTCAAGATGATGGCGGTAGGCTTAGTTCTGGTGATGCTTCTGTTGTTGTTGTTTCAACAAGTCCTGATGTATTTCCTAAATTAACAGTATTAGAAGACAGGGAAGACTCGGACAGCCCACCTTTTGCTGGTGCTAAAGTTGATTGTTTCTTTTCTGATGAAGTCAATGGTCTAGTCCTTGGATCTCTTGAACTTTTAGATGGGGTTACAGATTTTGATTCGATTGCAGACTTTGATTTCTTAGGTGCTGTTGATATAACTGGCGGTCATTACGACTTTGCTAATACTTTAGATTTAGGTGGCAAACAACCTTTACATTTAAGAAGGCATATTGTTTCGCAGGGTTATTATCCAAATGATCTAATTGATAAAAGAAGTGCAAATATTGATACATGGACTGACTTTGATGCGGCCACCGCATTTGATGTTGGAGCTTCCTTGCTAGTCGCCACCAGCGACTCTGATCCTGATACCTCTACTGCTGGAACTTATACGATTAATAATGGATCAGGAAGTGCTGGCACTATAATTACAATTACAAAATCCTCTCATGGTTATTCTGTCGGCAGTTTTGTAACTCTTGATTTTACTTCTGGTACAGGTGTTGATGGTGATTATCAAATATCAGCAGTGACCACAAATAACTTTACTCTTACTTCTGCAACGTCTTTATCTACTAGCGGTAACTGTAATTTTAGTGCTGAATTTAGTCAGTACAATCCTTTTGTAAATGGTACATATATTGCAAGAGGGTTTAAATTTAGATGCGAAATGGATAGTAATGACCCAGCACAATCTATAGAAATAGACCAGTTAGGATATACAGCAGAATTAAATAGCAGAACAGAAACAAGTCTTGGTAATTCAGGGGCAACAAATGGTTTGATTGCTTCTGGTACTTCAAGCAAAACAGTTACATTTACTAAGAGTTTCTTCACAGGGCAGTCAGGTACTAGCATTGCAGCAAATTCAGTTTTACCATCAATAGGTATAACAATAGAAAATGCACAGTCAGGTGATTTCTTTACCTTGTCATCTATCAGTTCTACAGGTTTTGTTATAGATGTAAAGAATGGCTCTAGTTTTGTTAATAGAAATTTCAAATATGCCGCTACAGGATTCGGGCGAGGTAGTTAAGAAATACTGTTTAGCTTGGAAAAAATCTTAAAAATGGGTAGAATGTGTTTAAATATTTATTATTTTTTATTTGTTATTACTTTTTATCTGTAATTAGCTTATAAAAATATAATTAAATAACTCTTAAATCCTTTGGTATAACTAAGATGCCTCCAGTTCATGACTACGTTATAGACAACTCCACAGGAGCCAACGTGAGAGCAGACATAAATAGTGTATTACAAGCAGTATTAACAAATAACAGCAATTCTTCATCGCCAAGTACAACTGCTGCTTATATGTTGTGGGTAGATACAACTGCAAATATTGTAAAAATAAGAAACTCAGCAAATAACGCATGGATTAATTTATTTACCACTGCTGGCGGTGTTGATGTAGATGCTGCAAGTAATTTCAATGAAGATGTCGTTTTCACAGGTGCATCACACAGTGTAACTTTTGATAAATCCGCAAATAGTTTTATATTCAATGATAATGCTAAAGCTGTATTTGGAACTGGTTCAGATTTTCAAATCAAACACACAGGATCTAATAGTCAACTAATACACAGTGGAACAGGAGATTTATTTCTTGATTCTATAGGGGGTGATGTTTTTTTAAGGGCTGGTGATAATGCTGGCGGTGTGCATCCTTCTGTAGAATGTGATCTTAATGCTGGTGTAAAACTATTTTTCGATAACACAAAGCGTTTTGAGACTACAAGTTCGGGAGTGTCTGTTGCTGGAAATGTGGTTGCCACAGGCAATATGCAAATAAATGATGGTAATTTTTTAAATGTTGGTAATAGTGGAGACCTACAAATTTCTCACGATGGATCTACAAACATAATTGATGGTCAATTTCATCCAATAGAAATAAGACATCAATCAGAAGTACACATAAAATGCGTAGATGACGGAGCCGTAGAGCTATATAATAATAATCAAAAGAAATTTGAAACACGTTCTGATGGTGTGATAATTCCTGATAGTCAAAATTATTATTGTGGTGATGGTGCTGACCTAAGAATGTTCTTTAATGGAACAGATGGGTTTATAAGAGCCGAAGCTGGAAACTTAAATCTTGATAAAGCTGGTGGCGAAAAATTTATTGTTTGCAAGCCTGATGCAGAAGTAGAGCTATATTTTGATAACAGTCAAAAGTTTGAGACAAATACAGCAGGCTGTAGTATTACCGGTAAAATCCATACTCAATTAGGTACTTCAATTAACAGCTTTAACAAAGAATCAACAGGCGATCAAATTGTATTTAATACAACAGGGACAACAAGAGGCAGTATTTCATCTAACGGATCAACCGTTGCATTTAATACTTCTGCCTCAGATAGATCAATGAAGAAGAATTTTGAAAATTGGACAGAGAATAC